CACGGCAATTCTGACATCGGCGCTAATATCAGGCAATTTGATAATTTGTGATATATCAACGAAAATTTTCATTCGAGTATACATGTCGCACAGTCGCAGAGTCATGTCTTGATTAATTTTAATGTACGTCTCGTCGTAAATATTTCGTATGACCATCTCCATCAGCATGTATTGAAATGGCGCGAGCTGATCAGATAATATATCGTTAATATCTTTCGATCCTGTTGCATATAAACGAATTAAATCGTCAAGTTGAATATTGTAAATATGTATGGGCATTTTATGTTCGACATACTTATTGATGTTCACACTAATACTTGACGAACGAGCTTCAAATATTGATCGGGGTTTATCCCCACACTGCATAATGTAAAATGGATCGAAGTACTCAATTTCACAGCCCGTTTTTCCATAAGTATATTTTCTTCCAACAAGATTTTGTATTGCCAAAGCAATATTTGCTTCATCTATGATTGATGTGTTCACGTATATGTTTTTGAATACGCCTTGCGTTTTAATCATTTGGACCAAGTCGTCGTAAGTCCAAATGTATCGATTTGCAAAGAGATGCTTGAGCATTATGGTGATAAATCGAACTTCAGCTGTACTGTAATTGTAAGCTTCGAATGTTGCGCGATTTAGTGTTTCAGGTGTGTCAGATATTGCCGAGCTGTATGCGAGTTCGTATATTGTGTCCTGCGTTATCGATTTGCCTGTAAATGAGTCAATCGCCCAAGTTCTGAATTCTTTTTCTACTCGCTGTATCATGTGATATTTGTGCATTTTTTCTGAATATCGCCTAATCTCTGGGGTCTCGTCAAAAACATTTTTGTTCGGCAATGATGCTACGACGATATGAATAGTTACATTGTGATCCTCTGGTGGAAGTAATTGATGCGATCCCTTTCGAACGACGCGACCCATAACTTGTAATAACGTCGGAATATCAACGGGAAGTGTCATTACATACTGATTGCGAACAGATTTAAATGATATGCCCTCCTTGATAACGCTAGATCCAATAAAAACTCGATATTCGTAACCCTGAGTATTTGATGGCATATTAAACGCGGATATTGCATAATCTCGTTCGTAATCTGTAATTTTATAATGAACCGCCAAATATCTTGCTGGTGTAAAATCGTGATCAGCAGTTTTGTGTGCGCCCATTGTTACTCCACAATTCGAACACAATGTAGAATCGGTGGGGTTGGAATATTGATTAATGATTCCATTCATTTCCATCAATTCTGAGAGTAGAAGGACGCCAGACATATTTACGTAGTGGTGATATATCATAATTTTTCCCGGCCCATCTTTAATGTTTTGAATAATACTTCGCACAAGATATGCATATTTTGATGAATATCCGGCCAATCCATTTAATCCTTCTTCAAGTTTAAGAAACGGCCCACTCATCACTAGTGATCCCGATAATGTTTTCTTAATTTCGATCCCGGTCTCGGCTCGCCACTTTGCGCTTGATTTGAGTATTGAGGGCATTACATCGCGCGAATTATATAGCCCAAATGACTCGTCACTTTCACCGGTCACTGTTTCTGATCGCGACGAAAATGCGGGATTCGGAAACACCATATCATTCAGTGCGATTTTGTCTTTGCCGAGAGCCGGCATTTTCAAATCCCCGCCTCCTATTGTGGCTAACACTGTATCATCATCTGCGTCATCAGCAATTATGTCATCAGTGGCTACATCGTCAACAGTCGGCGCGCCGTTAGTTGATGCATCAGCAGTCGATGTATCAGCAGTTGATGCATCATCTTTGGCAGCACGGATAAATGTTCGCATGTGTAGAGGTGAAATTGGACACTGAACAAATTTTAAAAATGGAATGCCGTCAATTGATGTACCCGCGAGAATTTGTTCGGGGTAGTCTGATACATCAACATCATACGCATACGAAACGCGTCCCACAGACAATGCGCCGATTTTTTCTAGTGCGCCCTCTTTAAAATCTGTTCTGCCGCCCAAATTCTGAAAAAGATCGCTGCGTTCCAAATGAACGTCAGGAATTAATAAATTTAAAAGATCAACGACTTCAGAAACATCGCCGGTCATCGGTGTTGCGGACATAAATACCGCACGAAGTCCTTCATGTTTCATGCGATTTAACACATACTGAATTGCAATGCCATATGTATTTTTTTCTTTGATGTTGTAAATATTTTGTACCTCATCGACAACCATGAATCCATTAACCAGCTGATTCATGATCGTAGTATTTAATTTTATATCCCCGCGCGCAATGCGTTCATCAATATCTGATGCATAAAGCACATCTTTGACATCGTAGTCGCAAAACAAATGCAATGCAAATTCTTTGTAACCATAAAAATGATAAAATCCGCCCCTCGAGCGATCAGTCGCGCGGCGCTTTAAGCTTCCGTTAACCGAATTAAAATTAGGAGATTTGTTTTTTTGCAACATGTATAATTCATGCAATTCAGCTTTCGTGGCGAATCCAAAGTATGGTTCGTAAATTAGTTCTCTGATAATGTTCCGCTGATTGTCCTGGTTGGCAATGATAAATACCGACGGGACTCGCAATTGCTGTCGCTTATAAAAATCTGCATATTCTGTTGTGATTAATAACATGCCTTTTGTCTTGCCCATCCCCATTTTCCAATTTAACAACAATCGATTATATCGTGTGTTCGGATTGTTGAAATCTCGAACAAACAATTGCGATCCATGAAATCGAATCCCAGGCATACTTAATTGATTCACTTCCGCATTGCTTATTGAAATTGATCGGAGATTTCGTTTGATTTTGTTTGCAATATCTTCTGGCATCTGATCAAATCGCTGAGTAACATTGGCGTATCTTTGAAATTCGTATCTGGAGCTAATATCTTTCAAAAATCGTTTGGACGATTCAATCATCTCCGAATTATCCAAATCGCCAAGCGATTTTATCGGCACACTCGGGTATGACATAATAAATTCGCGCTATATAAATACAGACAAAAAAATAAGCACAATTGCACTAGTAATTTGCTCTCTGCATTTGGTGTATGGTGGTAATTAGTTTTTCAATTTCAGGGTCAGGATTGGGTTCATTTCTGATATCGTTGCCGATGTCATTCGCAGGCACGCTATCGTCTGTGCGTTTTTTCGAGCACCCATCCTGTTGCCACTTGTAATTGTACGCAATAAATAAAATCACAACAATAATGACAATTGCCATTATTGTTTTGAAAGATATTCCTGATTTTGCTTCTTGTCCGCCCATATTATTATATATGTCTCGTACGTTTTCAAATAGGTCAAATAATTTAAATTAGTCTGTTGCTCCGGTCGATACGTTCAACATTTTGCCACTTAACTGATCTGGAGAGGAAAGTTCTCTGCAATTAATGAAACTTGATCTGACTCTGGGAGTTGAGCAGTTCCGCCTGTAATTGAAAGTCCAGACACATTTAGTGTTCGCCAATCAGTAGCTCCCTGGGCTCGCCAGTCATCATACCCCGAACGGAATCGTTTCGTTCGAAAGGCTGGTTTAGTTATTTTCGCGTTGAGGGTTGTCATGTGCATTTTCATTAAAATGATAATAAATATCAATAATCCTATTAACAACGCTTGCGCAATTGCGAAGAGCCCAAACGCGATGGGGTGGGCAGTGACTGCTGTTTTCAAGAAACCCTTAGCATGGCCGGTCAGAATTGTTCTATTTGACTCCATTTTGTGCAATATATATGTTCGAGATCATAAAACATACGAATAATAATAGGTCACACACCGAATTTGAATTAATTGAATTTTATAATATAGAATAAATATGAACGATTATGCGCCATTCATTGCGTATTCGAACCTGAACAAATTCGCAGAGTATCGAAAATGTGTAATCACTGATGCGCTGTGTACGAAAGATGTATTTGTCGGTCAATTTGTTCGCTTCGGATATTTTCGAGTAAACTGCACGAACGCTAATTCTCGGCACGTAATAATACTCATCTTAAATCAATTCGGAAAATATGCACTAAAAAGTCCCGAGCTCAGAGGATTGCTTACGGGCATTGAAGCAGAATCTATATATAAAAATGGTACAGTAGATGAGATAATAATAATAGCAGACAGAGAGTTCATCGCAAGAAAGCTTATGATGAGTATGCTGCTCGGCATTCGACAAGATAAACTCCCGGTGGATTATCAAATCTTTCCGTATGACATATTTTTAATTATCGTTCCCGAGCATTGCGCAGTTCCGAAACATCGAATAATGTCAGACGCAGAAGCAAAAAAACTAATCAAAGATCAGCACATTAATGTTGCCAACATGCCCGGAATATTTCAAAACGATCCGCCGCTGGCATGGATTAATGCTCATGTTGGCGACCTGATCGAAATTGAGCGATTGTCAGAAACGACAGGCATAGCTCTGTTTTATCGGCATGTGAAAAGACCAGTGTACGAATCAAAAAAATAATTCTGCGAGTTACGAATCAGGGATTTCAATGTCTGGGTATAATTCTTTGAATTTTTTTGTGGGGTTTGGAGCTTCGCGAATCGAAAGTACCGTACCAATAATATCTTGAACCACGGGTTCGATTTGTTTCATGAACTCGAAATTACGATCGAGTAAAACATAGTACAAATCAAATAATTTCCACGGCAATATGCCAATTAAATTATATCCTTCGGGACTCATTTTATTTAACGCGCAAATTTCACTGCTTGCGTTAATGATTCCGTCAAAGTGCGGGTCATTGAACCTAACCAGTAAATTACGCTCGGCGAATTCATGTAAAAATGCTTCGAACGCATTATTGTCTGTATCACCAAGATCGATTGGAATTAATCCCGGATCATATGCCAATTGATTTGTGTCGGATTTATTCTCGTCGTCTTGATCATCATCTGAATCATCGAAGACGTCGAGTACGCAATCTCGCGTTGATAGTTTTGCTAATTTTGCAGTGAGAGCTTCATCATTCGAATAAAAACCAATAATACCTAGTGCAATAGGAGTCCCCCATGAATTTTTTTCTCTGTGGAATTTAAAATCATAACATCGGTTGGGTCGGAGAAATTTAAGCGGGGTTTTACGAAATACCGCATCAACAAATAATCCCTGCGATGCCATTGGTGAAATGTGTAAACCTGCCCAAACTTGCGGTTTGTAATATTGCGGGACTTCGCCATTTGGCCTGCGTCGGATCGGACATTTAAATTCAACCAATGTCGCAATTTTTTTTGTTGGTTTGCCTTCGTGCTGTGCCGCGTTTGCACTAGTTAATAATTCATAATCGTCGTCGGTCTCAACCACAGTTATGGTACAGTAGCCGTCGGGACTAACATTATGATGCGGAAAGCTCGGGATCCAAATGTCAGTTCCCATCACACTAGTATTCAAGTCTATCTCAATAATTCGTGTAATAACATCTTCAAATAATGTTCCCCAATGGCACGGTGTCAAATTTCCTCGGGGCGGAACATAAACTCCTGACTTACTCATAATCAAACCAATCAATGATTGATACGGGTTACATCCATCTAATATTGCGAGTTCTGATCCTCCTACAGCTTTTGATTTCGCCTGTAACCATTCGGACGATCGCTGTTGTGGTAAATGCTTGAACCTGTCCACAAACGATTGTAGTAATTGGTCGTAATCGGGGGATATCATGTTATAATATAATATATCACACGGTATTTACAATTCAAATTTAAACTTGTGTTTCATGTAATGTCGCGCGTAAAAAATCACACATCACACTCAAATTATTAGCTATCACACACATATATCGTTCTAGTTTTTGTGTATATTTAATAACAGAATTTTCGAGATCAATTAGATCTCTTTCGTTTTCAGTGCTTGCGATTCCCGTCGGCATTGTTTCATCAAATTCAGGAACATTGGCCGTATTTTGAAAACCCAACGTTTTCGCGATGACACTGATCGAATTATATATGCGATATAAATCTGTGGGATGTCCACGTTTTAATGCGGGCGCAATTTCGTTCTTGCCGTACACAAATGCGATGTGCTGATTTTTCATTTCGATCTGCTCAATTATTTCGTCGAGTTGTAATCCGATTGTGTGCAAATTTTGATAACAAATCGAATCAAATATACTCGCAATTATATCACCAGTGCCGACCATCTGTTTGTCCGCAAAATACATATATTTGTATTCGTCACGGGTGTACAATTTATGAATCATCTTTCTTTTTTCCCATTCGGCCCGGACAAAACCGGTAGCTACACTTTCTCCCCCACCGGCCATAACTGTTTTATTAACACGATGCATATATATTACGCGCCACAAACAAAATTCATACTATATATTAATGTCCGCTCACGAGGTCACGGTTCCGTCCGCTTCGCACTTGTCTGTAACTGAATCAGAATGTAACGAATATTCAGAAAAGCGAGCGGATGGTTTGTGCTCAAATTCGCAAATGATAAAAGTCGTCCACGAATTTGTCAAATCGGAGGGAGACACGCAGGTCGTAACGGACATCGAAACATTCAAAGCGAAAACCAAATCTGAAGGAGCAAAAATAATAGAAAGCGCGGCAAATTTAATGGGATGCAGATCAGAATCATGTGTAATTAGTCATCCAGACATCTCAAAGAAAATTTCAAAAAGCACGATTGAAGCGAGATTTAAACCAAGCGGGCCGAGAAGTTCTACTAGTCTACTCAGTAATTTTAACATTGACGATGCCCTTCAGCGCTGGAGTCGAACGTTTACATCATTCTATCCGTTTCCGTTCACGCCAATGGATTTTTATCGCATCGAGTCTGACTTGGTCAATGTAAACATAACCGATATACTGAGTGGGGACATTGATTTTCAATGCGGAGATGAATATATCCAACGAAAAAATAATCAAATGGCTTGCGTAATAAATACGGACACATCAACAGGTCCGGGAAAACATTGGGTGGCACTGTTTATTGATTGTAAGCCTCAGCAGGCTCACGAACCGTGGACAATTGAATATTTCAACTCTGCGGGAAATCCTCCACCGAAAGATGTCATTCGATTCATGGAAGAGACAAAAAAAACATTGATTGGATACCGCGGAAATTACGAGGTAGATACAGTTAATGTGACAAAACTTTGTCATCAGCAATCGGAAACAGAGTGCGGGATGTATGTGTTATTTTATATCCGTTGTAGATTGGAAGGTTACTCGTATAGAAGCTTTATGCGAAAAATAATTTTGGATCACGAGGTAACGGCATTTCGAAAATATGTGTTTCGCGAGTACTAATTATGCGTTCTGCAACTATCAATCATTCATTTGAAAAATGAACATTAATGCTCATATATTATTATGGCTGAAGTCACTCAAGCTGTTGATCTCACCGAAATAATTTCGAATCCAGAGCTCCCATATGTCGAGCCCATCCTCGCGGCAATGGGATATATCAAACATGAAATTCTCAAAACTCTGAAGGGGGACTTAATGTTATTTGGGTTTCCAGATATGATTACGGGCAACGATCATTTTCCCAATCTACTCAATAATTTAATCACTGATGATTTTCAAGCACACTTGCAAGAGATATATTCTTCAATCACACAAACAATGTCACACAGTGAAAAACTTGAAATGTCCGTGTACTATTTGCTGTTCGGATTTGGGGTATGCTGCTTCGAATGGTCGGGGGGAGCTGCATATGCAGAAGAAGCCGCGGCTCATTTAAAGCGTCCAGTACTTAATCAATTTTTCAAGTCGAAAAATATTAGCGACACAATTTATGATTTCACTAAGAGCGCAAGTGATAAATTATTTGTCGCTGAATTTATTAAAATTCGTGGATGTGTTGAACAACTTAAAACCAGCACCGACACTGAACCTGATGCCAGACAAAAAATAATGGGTGAGTTTCAAGAATCAGTCAAGAAAATGATGACGGACATATTTAAAAATATTGACTCAAATCTCGACATGTTCGAAGAGACAATTCTTTTATTTGCATTCGGCTCGCAGCGTTTGAGTCAAATTTTAGAACCCACATACAAAGTTTCAATTAACAAACAATTTAATGATTTGTGTTCTAATTTGCGACCCAAAATTGGTCACTCGCCGCACGCGCCATTGAATCTGGCCATACATACAAATGATGTTGTTAAACGAATATATTTAGCAATTAGTCGTGATGCTGTAGAGTATGTCGATTCTGAACAAGAATATATCAGAAATCTCCACCCAGCCGAAATAAGTTTTCACGACGCCGCATTCCAGCATGTATTGAGTCAAACACATGATGAGCTCAAAAAACGGGCGGCCGATTTATACACACTCTAAATTGCTATATAAATTGCTATATAAATTGCTATATAAATTGCACTTTTGACCTCTTTTTTGTGTTTTTCTGTCTATTTCACGCTTTCAAATTTGAATTGTAGAGTATGTTAAAATAGACATGGCTTGTATAGAGACTTCAACTTTCGAAAACTTCGGGCTCAGCGATAGTATCATGAGAGGCATTTTCAGTTATGGCTTTGAAACTCCATCGGAGATTCAAACAATTGCCATACCTAAAATCTTAGAGGGGTGCGATATGGTAGTTCAAGCCCAATCGGGCACTGGAAAAACCGGCGCATTCACTCTCGGTATATTGGAATTGATTGATTATAAAATACCAGCAGCACAAGCACTCATCATTACGCCAACTCGCGAACTGAGTGCGCAGGTTTCTAGCGTTGCCGCCGAGTTAGGAATTTTTGCCGGCGCTAAAGTGTCACTCTGTGTTGGTGGAATTGATCTCCGCGAGAATAGAAAAACACTTCAAGGTGCGCATATTTTAGTTGGCACTCTCGGGCGATTACAGCATCTAATCGAAAAGCGATTGGTTGACATTTCGCGCCTGAAAAATGTGACACTGGACGAAGCCGACCAGTTATGTGAAGCAGGATCATGCCATGCACTGTCTGAAATTATTCAGCGGGTGCCAAAGGATGCGCAAATATGTTTGTTCTCAGCAACAATGAATGACGAGACAATCGACATTGCAGATCAAATAATGCACGGTGATCCGTTCAAAGTTGCCATTAAACCCGAAGAATTGACACTCGATGGCATCAAACAGTTCTATGTGAAATTAGAATCCGAGGCAAGTAAACTAGACACAATTATTGATTTATACTCGACAATCACGATTGGTCAATCAATTATATATTTCAATTCAATCAAGGGAGCAGAAGCCGCAAGACAATACTTAAATGAAAATGGATTCTCTGTTGAATTAATTCACGGTAGCTTAACGCCAGACGAGCGGACTGATATAGTGCGACGTTTCAGACAGAGTGAAATTCGCGTTTTGCTAGCAACAGATCTGTTCGCGCGGGGCTTGGATTTCCAGCAAATTTCGGCCATTATTAATTATAATATGCCAGTGAGTTTCGATACCTATTTGCATCGAATTGGTCGAGGGGGTCGATATGGCAAGAAAGGAATTTCGATTAATTTGGTCATTGGCAGTGAAATGGGCACGATGAACGTTGTCGGGAAGCATTTCGGAGTCGTAATTGACGAATTGACGACCACGTTCATGGAACATCTTGTCTAAATATATCACAAATCTCATTTTTTTGACGAAGTTTTTTGTCGAAGTTTTTTGTCGAAAAGTCGCAATTTCCCACGTGTCACAAAATTTAAGCCTCGGATTAGATTACTTAGGTGCCTTAACTATTTATATAACTATTTGTACAACGATTTTTCGACTTTGATTCTGCGCGAAGACTGACTATAAAAGCTGCTTGTGAAAGCTGCTTGTGAAAGCCGCTTGTGAAAGCCGCTTGTAAAAGTAGCGATTCCGAATGGCCCTTTCGGAACAGAAAATATTAATCCGTTATAACCGCAATCCCAAGAGGCGGAGAGATTCAACTGATGCCAATTATGATCGCAGCTGCGGTTTTTATGTAATCGGCGATGAGGTGTTTTTCGAATCTGATTTTCCTGGTGATAATACTGTGTACACTGATTTTGGAGATCTTGTGTATAGTCCGGAGGGCGGCGCCGTTGAACGTTTTCGGCGTTCCAATTCTCCCGTTGATTTATTTCAAGACACTGCTCCTATTGAGCTCGCTCAAGAGCAAAAACTGTTGACACGTTATAGGTGCAGATACGCGAGACGGAGAGATTCAGCCGATGCTGATTATGATCGCACTCACGGGTTTTATGTAATTGGTGATGAAAGGTTTTTCGAACTCGGATTTCCTGGTGGTAATACTGTATATACTGAAGACGGACATCTGGTATATAGCCCAGAGGTTGGCTATGTTGAATGTTTTCGATATACTAATGACCCCATTGATTTAGTTCAAGAAGCGAGCGACATTGTCACTACATGCGAACCAAAAGTGGCGGAAAGTGAATGCTAAGTGACTGATTTCTGCTTTTATTCTTCGTGAATCACTCATGAACTCCGAAGGATTGAGCGTGCCCAGTAGTTTATATCGACTTCGAATACCTGTTCTTGGCAGGCATTAATAGTATCGGTATATTAGTATATTAGTATATTAATAACATTAGTATGGCTAGCATTTCGAGGCTTCGGCCCGAACCCTTTTCGATCATTGCCTCTGCGCGGCTAAAGGGACTAGTAAGATGAACGAATATATTGTTATATTCATTCCTCCGAAGCCAAAATGATCAACGCAGCATGGCTGTTTTTTTTTTCGAATTTTTGCAGCGAAAAACACTACAATCGCGTGTTGTCTAAAATTGACGACATAAATGAGTTTGTTAAACCCCCTTAACGAATTATATTTAAGTTTTGTAACTAAAGTTGTACGAAAAGTAAGGCAGTTTTTGAGTAGCAAGTAAAGTTTGGTGAATAAATGGCGCGTGAAATGGATGACAAAAGTGATTTTAAGCAGATGCTCACTTATATGGTTGCGGAAAGTCATCGAGTGGGACGCTCGGCGACAGGCATTGAAATGATCGCTGAAGCTTGCGAGGATGGTTCGTTGGTCGCTGACACTCATGTTGGCCCAAATGCTGCCACCCAATCGAGCAACGATTGTGAAGATGGTCTGTCTGGTACCGGCACTCATGTTGGTTCAGACACTGTCGCCAAATTGTTCGCAGTTAAACGTGAGGGCGTGTGGGCAATTATTAAATATAATATGTGGTGTGGGAATCCGTCAGTTGGTGTCGATCGACACGAAGTAGAGATATTGATCGACCAAATCAGCTCAATTGAGTCGGATGATGTGCGGCTAGAGACGATTTCGCGGTTGTATGATGATTTCCACAACACAGTGCAGCTATATGAAAATGCAAACTTGACGGGTAGACTTGGGCGCATACACTACGCAGTCTATTATTTCACAGTGGGCTTGGGAATTCAGTTGACATCTGAAGCGTATAGAATTATCGAAGATCTCGTTCTTGACTTAGTGCTCGAAAAATGTCCACTGATTAGACATGTTTATGACATTACGCGCAGACTGCGATCGTGTTCAGCTGTTGAGATTACTGGGATCACGCAGGAATTAAGCAGAATTTCAAAAGAGGAACTGTCGATTTCGGATCAGTTCGATGCGAGTGTACACGAAGCGATGGCTGTTGTTGCTGAAAGAGTCGAAGAATTTCGTTCTGTTGAGTTTAATCACGCAGTAAATTGTATGATTACTGTCGAAATATATCGGTCTCAGAATGCTTGGGTACCAGATGACGACAGTGCTATTAATAGTGTTTGTGCTGCAATAATCGGCGGGATGAGATTTCTTACAAAAGATGGTTTACTCGAACATGCACTCCGCAAGACTGTCGACGTTTTCGTGTGTGATGCGGCCAAACGTGTGTTGAATCTTTTACATTTGACGGGCGATTGTGCAGCCCCGACTGAACACAAGCGTGTCACCTCAGAACGGATTGACTGGGTATTTGGTAAAATATTGAGTTCGGGCAGCCCCGAGTACGTGATACAAATTCACGAAGAAATGTTTAATCATCCAAAAGTATATAATGCTCTCATTAGGGAAGATATAGTACTTATGAGCGCGATAGTGCATGCCGCTGTGTCATTTCACCTAAATAATTCTCTTGTCGAAGTTGAGAACGATGTGAAAAAATCGGTAACTGCATCTGTTAATTACACTTTGGGACTTTTACACTTGACAGACGAACTCACAAGTCTACCCGCGGACTCCACACTGTGATTCGCTCTGTCAACTTCGAAACCCTGTCCGTGACAGGTTCTGCTGGTAACAGATATTAACAACCAACTTCGAAACCCTGTCCGTGACAGGTTCTGCTAGTAGCAGATATTAATAATATTAGTATATTAATAATATTAGTATGGCTAACATTTCGAGGCCTCGGCCCGAACCCTTTTCGATCATTGCCTCTACGTGGCTAAAGGGACTAGTAAGACGAATGAATATATTGTTATATTCATTCTTCCGAAGCTAAAATGATCAATGCAGCGCGGCTGTTTTTTTGAATTTTTGGGTCGTTCGTTCTTGTGTATTCGTGTGTTGTCGAAAATTGATGACGTAAAAGAGTATGTTAAACCTCTCTAGTAAGTTATATTTAAGTTTTGTGATCAGAGTTGCATATAAAGTAAGACAATTTTTGAGTAGCACCAAGAGATTTTGACAAAAATCGATGGATGCGTTAGACCATGAACGTGTTCGTCTCGTTGATGCAGTGGAAGATGCACCTCCCGCATCAAATTCGAATGTAGCGCTTGCTGTCAACACTCATGTTGATCCGAGTGCGAAATCTGATGATGCGTCGAGCGCCCGCGACGGACTAATTATGCGCGAAGCACTTGATGTCGACACTCATGTTGACCCGAGTATGAAAGATGAGAAAGCAGAGGCAGGGGATAGTGAATTGGCGCAAATAGAATGGACCAAGCGCGCTGAGTATCTCAGATTCAAAGATGTAGATACAGACGAAGATGACGGAGCGTCTACCAAGGTGATATTGATGCGCCCAGTTGCTGCCAAAGATGTAGTTGGAGCTGAACGATCAGCGGTGGTGCGTAGGGGTACCTCGCTTCGCTTTGATGATCGCGATGATGTTGTTGGATATTGTGAACCCGCCGAAATCGAACACTCTGTGCTTGCAGACCGGGGAGCGTATGCGGATGCGCACATTGATGAGTTTACATTCGGCTCCGATTCTGATTCTGATTCTGATGTCGTGAATGATTCTGAATGTTATGCACCCACTATTGATGAGAAGGTGTTAGAAATAATTCACAATGCAGTACCATCGACGGGAACAATGTATCAAGCAGTGTACGGCGCAATTGTTCGAACTATTATGAACGAGAAGAATATCAGATTTAAAGGTTTTATGTTTCGCGGATCAATTGTCGATATGGCTGAGCTGGGTATACTATTTTCTAGACTTCAAACCTGCAAAGTTAGTGTCCAAGTAGCCACACTTAACCTATTGCACATGCGTATCCGCTATGCGATTGAAGCGTTTAAGCGATGGGTATTAACCCCGCAACATAAAATAGTGAGTGAGTTAGTATTCGAATATAGATATGATAAGTTCCTATGTACTGCATTGCCGATGGGATTGCGCAGGTTCTTGATCGAATACATTGATAAGTTATGCAAGCGCGTCGATTGGTCAGATTCTGAACATTATCAGCAATTACGATCACTGCCAACGTGCAATTCCTACACCATACTAGACCGAATGGAGATGGTGGCAGGTTATGAGTCGCAAGAAGATCATATAGACGAATGCAGCAAAAATCATACGGCAGCTATAAAGCGTAGCATTGTGCGAGCACTTGATGAAGTGCGCGTCGGACGCAGAGCAAAATCTGCAAAAGACGATATCCGCAGAGATTTAGCCAGCGGCGAAGTTCCCACTCTTACGGAAATGAGACTCGATGCTGCCGCATTGTACATAGCTAGAAATTTATTCGATAGCATACTTGATAGCATGCATGGCGAAACTCATCAGGCATTTGTAAATAGTGCTCGTGACCGTTGTTTAATGTACAAGTTTGCGCAGCCTAATTCATTCTTCAACGTATGTGGAATTTGCAAATATTCGTATGATGACGGACCAAAAATACCGGCAATTATAACTCCGTGCGGACACGCAATATGCAGCGAATGCAAAGATCGTCTATCTGGCGATGCATGCCCGTGGTGCAAACGACATATCGACGCCATAGTCACCATTCGATCGCCGTGATTTGCTCAAACGACTTTGAAACCCTGTCCGTGACAGATTCTACTAGTAGCAGACATTAATAATAACATTAATAATAATATCAGTAGTAACATTAATAATAGTATGGCTAGCATTTCGAGGCTTCGGCCCGAACCCTTTTCGATCATTGCCTCTACGTGGCTAAAGGGACTAGTAAGACGAATGAATATACTGTTATATTCGTTCTTCCGAAGCCAAAATGATCAACGCAGCGCGGCTGTTTTTTTGAATTTTTGGGCTGTTCGTTCTTGTGTATTCGTGTGTTGTCGAAAATTGATGGCGTAAAAGAGTATGTTAAACCTCTCTAGTAAGTTATATTTAAGTTTTGTGATCAGAGTTGCATATAAAGTGAGACAGTTTTTGAGTAGTGTTAGCAAAGTTTGGTGAAAATCGATGGCTGCGCTAGACCATGGACGTGTTCGTCTCATTGACAGTTCGCGAGAAGCACTAATTGCTCTTGTTGAACTTGATGATTCGTATAAACCGGTATTAGATGCATTCCTCGCGATTAATTCAGACAAGATGTCTGCGAGTGAAAGAACAGAAAAAAGAAGGCAAGATAGCATTTTTAAAGTCAAATCACCCACTGCTGGCACTCATGCCAGTCTGGATTTTACTGATCTGGGATTTTTCAAAATGTGTGAAAGGTTGAACGACTTCGTCAGCAATGATTGTGTTACGCAATTTATGAGTGGGAATGTATATGATACAATTGTCGTTGATCGTCGAGAAATGGATCTGTTAATCTTTCGACTTCAGCGCTATGAACCAATTCAGCGGAGAGAAATCATTTTGCAGTTAGACAATGACTTCCGCCGTGCTTCAGTAATATACGCGCAATTAATAGTACGACCGAGATATGACGGTCGCGACATAGTTGAAAAGTATTCGGCGACGTACGGCTTTTGGATGTGCAGTGAAATGCGCGAACTGGTCAGACGCCACATCTTAGAAGCGGCAATCAAAGAATGTCCGGAAATTGAACGCGTTCGACATGAAGTGCATAAATTACGAGATTGTCCAGCTGATCAAATTGCTGTGAATGTAAAAGCGCTGCGAAGATTTACACGCACTTACATGAGCCTTGTCACAGAACAATTCAAAGAAAGTATGTGCAACGCGATGCGAATTGTCGGTGAGAAGATTGAACTAAGTTTAACAAGTGAGGCCAAAGCCAGTAGGCTCAAAATGATTATCAATGAAATCCATCAGTCTCAGAAGATTTGGGCTCCAATGAATGAAGCGGATGTTGATATCATATGTGCAGCAATATTCAAAGGCGCAGAATTATATGTCGACGAACGAATAATTATTTCTGTAGTCGAGGACACTATTTCTGATCTAGCAACCAGGGCAGTTACTCATGTGATGCGTATTCTGCGGCTGACGGGGCGTGATCTCTGTGACGAATCAAATCATGAACCTGTTACATTAGAACGTATTGCCCAAATAATTGAAGGGCCATTAGATCCGAACCGCTTCAAATATACAGCACTAATTTGCAAAAAAATACACAAACATGAAGTAGTATGCAACGCATTCTCAGATGAAGATGCGCCATTTGCAGTCTGCGCATTACAATGTGTGGCAGTGTCTTACGTAAATGCACACTCTGCCGAATTTAAAGATAATGTAGATGAAGTAGTCACCGCGTCGGTTGAGTATGCTCTGCGGGTTTTACACTTGGCTATCGAGCCCGTAAGTCCAGCCGCAGACTCTACAATATAAGTTGCTCAAACAACTTCGAAATCCTGTCCGTGACAGGTTCTGCTAGTAGCAGACATTAGTACATTAATAGTATCAGTATACTAATATATTAATAACATTAGTATGGCTAGCATTTCGAGGCTTCGGCCCGAACCCTTTTCGATCATTGCCTCTACGTGGCTAAAGGGACTAGTAAGACGAATGAATATACTGTTATATTCGTTCCTCCGAAGCCAAAATGATCAATACAGCACGGCTGTTTTTTTGGTTTTTCCGTCGCAAAAAATACGTGAAATCTCGCATTCTTGCGATTTTTACTCATTGTCTAAAATTGGGGACATAAAAGAGTATGTTAAACCCCCTTAGTGAATTGTATTTAAGTTTTGTAAACAGAGTCGCTCGAAAAGTAAGGCAAT